CCGTGACATTCTACGAATGCAACGTTTCTTACATTTTCAGAAATATCTGATCCTGTGTTTGTTTGAATTCGGCCAACATTGATTGGTCCCGAAAAGTTAGTTCTTGCCATAATTATATCCTCCTAGTTTTTGATACATAGTCTCTAGGCCGTCGACTATACGCGTCTATGCACCAATTTATAATTGTATAGTGAGTTAGTTATACTCTTATTTTTTCAAGAGTGCAAGAGAGCCTGTAATTTGGTTTGATATTTATCCAAGATGTAGCTTTTTACTAAGTAGCTACTGAAACTTCTGGCGCAGCATCTTCTATTTTATTAGCATGGCTTGCTATTTTAGCTTCTTCTTGCTTAATAGCGCTGACAACTTCTCTTATTTTGTTGTCGATTCTTACCATGTCCAAAGTATACCTTTGGTTATCACGCTGATGCACCGCCCATTCTGTCTCGAGACTTCTCTTCTGTTTGTAAAGGTCTCTGACTTGTATTTGCATCAATGGTCTCCTCGTAGGTTATCCATATTTTAGATTTATTACTAAATCCATCTTTTTCCCATACTATAGCATTTTCTCCTAGTTTGTCAACTAGTGCATTATTAAAAGCTTCTGAGCTATCTTCGGATGCAAGTTCAAAGTCAGCGTAGTAGCCATATGCTCTTATCTGTACGCGAAATGTTTTCATGATTCCCTCTTCCCCACCATAAAAAAAGGGGGCCGAAGCCCCCTTCTTAATTAGTTATTACGCACCTTCTACGCCGAATATACCTCTAGGGTCAGATACACCAAATGAGTATCTTTCTCTAGCTTTGTATCTTACGTTTCCAGTATCGAAATCACCTTCCATTGCAGTTGTTAATGGAGCTCTGTTGAACATTTTCATACCGTTAGGTACGTC